CTTCCCCATTCACTCACCACTACTAGGGGAATCACATTTACTTTCCTTTCATCCAAATACTTAAATATTTCAATTCCCTAACTTAACTACTACATGGCTATATATTCACCAAACAACCCTCTTTTGCTCAACATCTGTCTCTCAGCCAAACTAGATTGAATCAAGTCCTTATTGAACATAGTGATGGCTCTGCTACTAATCACAGAGAAGTACCTCTCCCACATAAACTCATGTAAGTCGTCTAATATCGTCCCCACTAGAGAGGAATTATAATGATGTATCCCCTGACCCATGTTGCTTTTGTTTACAAAGAATATAGACTCCTTACTTATGAAAGAATCATCTACCTCCTCACCCAGGAAGAACTTTCTGGCTTCTTTTATGCTTTCAAAAGTGTAATTCATACCAGGTTTCTCCTTGAACTCATTCAGTAGGGTTTCAGGGAAGACAATCTTCTTCTTCCCGAATTTATTCATAACTGCCACCATGTATGGGAATAAATAAGGGGGGCAAAAATTCTTCATAGCACATATGAATATGTTCATCACAAACCTTTGGCACCAAGTCGTGCAATCTAATAGGTCATTAGAGTTTAAAACCTTCTTAAACTTTCGATTTTTTGACAGAGCATCAGAAAGGTTTTGATGATGTCTCTTCACAAAATCCATTTTCCTGCTACCATCTGTTAGGACTTCTGTCTTCAAACATTTATCAATCCCCCTAGATATTTTCTCAGTCATCAGCTGCATCAACCGTGCTTCAAGGGTCATTACTAAAATTTCTCTCACAGGGCCGTGCTGTTGCTTCTTGAATAATGTTATCCAGACCTCATGATCTTCTTCAAAAATTGTGTTTACGGTGTACACCACATCATTTATAAGAATCCCTCTCTTCAACAATTCTATAGCATTTTGAATCACCTTCACTCTTATAGCTGGTTTCTTTCCTTTTTCAAATTTCTCATTCACTGGCTTAACTGTGCTACTTTTTAAAGTTGTCAATTCTTCTAATGTGTCTGTTTCAAATTGTTTAGATATCTCCATTGCTATTCTCTCTCTGGCGTTGCCTCCGGTTTTTATCAATGTTGTCTAGTGCGACTTCACTAGCCAGTATTAGCACTTTAGGATCAAATTCATGGTCTCTACACCTATGGAAGTCCTCATGAACCCAACCATAATACATTTTATCAGATCTCACTGCTCCATTCTTATTGACAAAATCAGGAAACTGCCTTCTGAACTCATCAATTTGATTCTTTAAGACTAGTTCTTCTGAAAGAGTCTTATCTACAATCTGTCTATTGCCCAACTTCTCTTCGCCTGCCAGTTTGTTCTGTAATGATCCAAAATAACTTAACATTACCATGAATTCCAGGGTTCTCACTTCACTATAATCTACATAAGATATCAATCCTTTAAATTCTTCCTCAGACTTCTCTTCTTCTCTAAATATTTCTCTTTTCCTTCTAGGGTCTTGTTTGGTTATGAACTCAGGCGGAGAATTAACCATCTGTGTGAAAGCCTGGATTACATGTTTTACTAGAAGCAAGTATAGTGGTGAAGAGAACCTAGAAGAGAATTTCTCCAACATTATAAAGGGGTAGGATGCTCTCTTGTTGTCAGAGGCAACGTGTGCATACATATACCTAACTTGGAAGTGGGCACTTGCTGTTGATTTCTTGCCTTCAAGCTTCAGCATCATTAGCCAGTTTAGATGTCTCTGCAAACTTTCATTGCTTCTGCATCTAACTATAAAATCATCTTCAGGCTCTGGATACATTTCGAATAGTAACCTTAACTTCCCTGTGAAACATCTGCACATGCTAAGTGCTTCCAAACAGGACTCTACACTCATTGAGAAAAACTTCGTACTGCAACCTATCATCTCTGAACTTGGAAAGTTGGTTACGTCGTAAAATTTCGGATCCCATAATAACATAATCATCATCTTTTTATCAGGTCCATAACTCTTGATAATAGCTATTATCTCCTCGCCTGGTATTTTTTTAACTAACACGTTCCCAGAATGAGTGTATTGTCTGAAAGCAATTAACACCTCCCAGAAGATGTTGCTTATTATCCTTAGACCTTGATAACCATAAGTTTTATGGATCCTCTTCACATCTAGAAGAGATTCAGAAACAGTGCCATTCGCAATCTCATCTGCAACCTCAACTAGCCTCATGTGGTCGGCTTCTATCACATTTTCATCAACCTCGCTGTCTTGCAATATCCACTTACTGTTTAGAAATTCTTCTAGGTGGCTTACATCAGAGTAGTATGACAAGTTCTTCTTCTGCCCCTCTCTTATCACTTCTAACTGAGCAAATAACTCTTTATCTTTTGTTCTGCAAAACCCCTTCCTTGCCAGCTCAGACCTCAATTCTCTTGAGAACCTCTGATACGGGAATGTTGTCCTCTTGTACTTTGATCTAAATATTGAGACTCTCTGAGTTTCATCTGGGCTCTCTTCAAAGAAAGTTCTCGTTTCACCTTTGCTTACATATGTCATGATCTTGGACCTCACCAACAACTGATCTTTAATTTGGTCCCTCTTCACAATGAAATTTAGACTTTCAAAACTATTCAGAATTAAAGAGACGAACTCCTGATAAACAGGGTTGTTTATGTATTCCACCCATTCTCTCAGTTTTCTCATTTCGTATGGTGCAAATTCCCCAGTTACGCTATCCATGGGTATGTCCCCGCTCTCTTCTAAAATAGTAAATATGGGATTGGCTTCTCCCGGTTCGCACTTTCTGACCAAGAATGGAAATCTAGTCACTCCTCTCTTTTCTCTTATAGAATCTATCTCTATTTTTCCGATGTAATCTGATATCAGTTTTTTGTGATTGCTGAACTCTCTTTCCCTCTTCGGTTGGTCTTCTTTAGATTCCCTTAATACTGTCTCGAACAACATATTGATTTGTGTTCTTTTAAACTCTTCATCTTTCACTAATTCCATGTATTCTCCTAACCTATCATCCATTTCTTTTGTGTATTCCACCTCACTAACTTTATTTTCTTCAGTGGGGAACTCTAAAGCATCATTCAAAGATTTTAGTTTGCGTTGCCTCC